TATTATGCAGCGTCTGAGTTGCTTAAAGGTGGTGCGCAAGAATGAAACGTAAAAACAACTTCGTTTTCGGATCCGTTCCGATGATCCGTGCTTCGCGTTCGAAGTTTGACCTGTCTTACACTCATAAGACTAGTGGCAACGTCGGCAAGTTATACCCTTTTATGTGTCAAGAGGTTTACCCTGGCGATACTTTTAAGGTTAAGTCAACAATCTTGGCTCGTCTTAATAGCGCGTATCTTCGTCCAGTTATGGACAATTTGTTTCTTGATCAGTATTTCTTTTTCGTCCCCTCGCGACTTGTTTATAACAAGTTTCCGCAAGTTTTCGGCGAAAACAAGGAAAGCCCCTGGGCAGTTGTAAATACTCCGACTGTGCCGACGTTCCAAAATACTGAGGTTTCAGGAAACGTTGCGCTGCACGATAACGTGTGTGCGTATTTGTATTTGCCTGTCGGCGAAGATCTCAAAGAAAATATCAAAGACGTTTCTTTGCTTCCTGCTCGTGCTTTTGCTCTCATCTATGATGAGTGGTTCCGCGACGAAAACAATGTTCAGCCGATGAACATTCAAAAAGGCGACGCGGCCGCGAGTGAAAAACTCAATAATTCCGCTTGGTCTCCGTCAAACTATCTCGGCAAGTGTCCGAACGTTGCAAAGTTTCACGATTATTTCACGAGCTGTTTGCCGTCGCCCCAAAAAGGTCAGCCCGTTGAGGTTGGCACTGTTGCTTTGCCTGAGCGTTTGCTTCCTGTTTCTACTATTCGGTCTGTTGCTGGCAACAATCAGGTTGATTTTCCTACTATGGGAGCATTGTTCCCTGATTATGCTCGTATTGATGAGCTTGCTAAAGCTATGGGCTTTAATGGTTCCTCGATGACTGGTTCTAATGGCTTGTTTATGAGTACTTCGGAAAAGGCTTGGACTGCTCCTATTGGTACTTTGGAGCTTAACGCTGCTCCTTCTACTGGTCAAGGCCGTATGGTTTCTCGTGGTTCTTCCGTTGATGGTTCAGGCTCTATACTTTATCCGTATAACCTGGCCGCATATGATCCAGGTGTTGCACTCGGTGCAACGACCGTCAATGACTTGCGTCTCGCTTTCCAAACGCAAAAAATGCTTGAGAAAGACGCGAGAGGCGGTACGAGATACCGCGAGTACATACTCTCGCATTTCGGCGTGAGTGTGGCTGATAGTCGTGTTCAAGTTCCTGAGTTCCTCGGTGGCAAGAGATCTCCGCTTAATGTTCAACAAGTCGCTCAAACGTCGCAGGCTACGTCCACTTCTCCGCTCGCGTCTCTCGGCGCCTACTCGCTTTCGTTCGGTCAAAGCGGTTTTTCGAAAGGTTTTACCGAACACGGCTATATTATCGGTGTAATGTGCCTGCGTTATCATCATACCTATCAGCAAGGTGTTGAGCGTTTTGCGTTCCGTAAAAATCGTCTTGATTTTTACGATCCGGTCTTTGCGAATATTGGCGAGCAGCCAGTGTATAAAAAGGAGCTTTTTGCCGGCGCATCTGCTGACGACGTATTTGGCTATCAAGAGGCGTGGGCTGATCTTCGCTATCGTCCGTCAAGAGTTAGCGGACAGCTTGCGTCTAAGGCTACAAACACGCTCGATATTTATCACTTTGCGGACGAGTATGCAAACGCGCCCACGCTCTCGGAAGGCTTTATTAACGAGACGGATAAAAATTTTGCTCGTACTATTGCCATTGCTGACGCTGAAAACGTTGACGCTGATCAGTTTGTTTTTGACGTTTATTTGCAAAATGACGCGATCCGCGAGCTTCCTGTCTATTCGGTGCCGTCTTTGATAGATCATCATTAAGGAGGTATCTATGGCCGGTTTCGATTTCCAAAACCTTTTGGATCCATTCAAGGTTACTGGCGATTGGATCGCGTCCGTCGGTGAGCCTGTTAGCACTACGCAAGGCGATTTCTTTTCAGGCTTGCGTAACATTGTTACAGGCGATATGGACTATCGCCGCGAGCGTGAGCTGCAAGATATTTCAAATGCTTTTTCCGCTTCGGAGGCTCAAAAGTCTCGTGACTTTTCCGAACGTATGTCGAATAGCGCATATCAACGTTCTGTTGCCGATATGAAAGCGGCAGGCATAAATCCTGCACTCGCTATCTCTCAAGGTGGTGCTTCTACGCCGTCGAGTGCGTCAGCGAGCGCGTCAAGCGCGCACGCTGGCAAGTCTGGGCAAGGTCTTATGACCTTGCTCGGAGCTTTGCTCGGTGGCGCGTTTAAGGTCGCTACAACGTCAATGGTGAATGAGGCTCAAATGGCTCAAGTTCTTGAACGTGGCGAAAACGCCTACTCGATTGCTCAAATGAACGCGGACGCTCGCGTTTTGGCGGCAAAGTATCACGCGCAAGCGGCTCGATATGACGCTTATAAGCGTCATTAACCCTCGCGCGCGCGCCTACGCATTTATTAACTTGATATAAATGCGTAGGTTTTTTTTAGGAATAAAAAAAATGTGTTTTTATCCAAAGGAAAGATATATAAAGTGTCGTGACGGAGTGACGAGAGTTCTTGTCACTCGTTGCGGTCATTGTTTTGAGTGTCAAAAAGCTTATTCTAACGAGTGGGCTTTACGGCTATATCACGAAAAGCAATATCATAAGTACAGTCTTTTTTTGACTTTAACTTACGACGATGAGCATTGTCCGTCAATGCTTGTAAAAAAGGACATTCAAGACTTTATTTTAAGGCTGAAAAAAGCGGTTGAATGCCGTTATTTCGCCTGTGGCGAATACGGCGGAAAAGGTGGTCGTCCGCATTATCATTTGATGATATTTACAGACGATTTAGAGCCGTTTGGCTTGTATAATCCTACCGCCTCACGATATTCGTCTAGCGCGCTTGTGGCGCGTTTGTGGACGTTCGGTTTTCATTCGATTGAGACAAAGATTGAGTTTGCAACTTTGCGGTATGTCGCAAAGTATATGCAAAAGGCGCGTTTAAGCGATTTTCCCGATGATTTTCAAAAGCCATTTCTTTTGATGTCTCATAAGCCATATATTGGCTTGCGTGAGCTTGATTTGTGTAAGTGGTATTTTAAGCGTGATAAGGATGACAAGTTTTATGTTGACGGCGTTCCCTATCCTATTCCAAACTTTTATACGCAAGTCTTGGAGCGCAATGGCTTTGCGCTTGATAAAGTTTACAATTTGCAACGTCTTTCGACTTCTAAGGATGCTATTATGGATAGAGCTCGTCATATTGATAACGTTTATGATACTCTCACGCGTCCTCGCGTGCGCGTTTAATATCTATTTTTTAGATTTATCTTTAATAATAATAATAATAAGCGGTGTGGATAACTTTTTGTATATACAATGTTTTATGCAATATTTGCCTTATTTTGCCATTAAAATGAATAAATATGCAATATTTTGGCAATAATTGCATAAAGTTATCCACAATTTGCATAAAGTTATCCACAATTATGCAGAGTTATCCACATTTTGTACACATTTTGCATAAAGTTATGCACATTATGTGTGAGTATAGAGATGTTGCTTATTGTTTCATCGAGCGCAGCGAGATTAGAGCGCGAAGCGCGTAGCAGCTTATACGCTTTAGCGTCTTTGTTGACAAATTGACGTATATTTTGTATAATGGTAGTAACCTTATAAGGAGGCATTTGACTATGAAAGATTTCATTGTATCAAATCCTTATGCATTCGCTTGCTTGTGCGTTTGCGCAATAGCTTGCGTCGTCACGTTTTTCGTGGTTCTTTTTGACACCAAATCAGTCAAAAAGTCTATATCAGCCGTAAGAGAGGTTATTATGGAGTTTCGATTGCCCGACTATAGACAGGGCGAAAAAAAAGAGCAAACAGCGCAAGAGTTCACGCCGCTTATTGATGAGTATCAATACGTCGCCGATACTGGTGAGCTCGAAAAGACAGGCAAGACAATCAATGTCGATGAAAAGATACAATCTTATCTTACGACGCGTCTTGAAGATATGCTCGAAAAGTTTTTGTCGCCTCAACAGCCTGAGCGCAACGATGTTGTTGCCGAGCCTGACGAGATGAGCGGAGATCTTGAGAGTATGCTCAGGGCTTACGATAGTTATGTTGAGCGCGCGGATGAATTGCGCGCAAAGTATAAATTGCCTTCTACTCTCGCGACTGCCGACGTTTATCAGGCAGTTGAGGAGCTGTATCAAAGACAAAAGGAATATGTTGACGCTCTCGTTGCGTCAAGTCAAAAATTTGGAGGTATAAGCAATGAAAAAGAGGTATCGCCTCAAAAAGAGAGCAAATAAGCGTAATTTTCGTCACACAGCGTCAAAGACGCACAAAAAAAATCTTACTGCAAACGTAATGAGAGGAGGTTTTAGACTATGAATGTAGGTCTTTATTCATATTTCGATCGCAAAGCGCATTGTTACGGTGCGCCGTTTACGGCAGTCAATAATGACGTTGCCGTCCGTCAGTTCGCTGGTCTTATCAAAGACGCGGGCGGACGTTTGGCGATTCTCGATACGGAGCTTTATAAAGTCGGCGAATTTAACGGCGACAACGGCATTGTTACGCCGTGTCAAACCGAATTTATTTGCGACTATTATGCAGCGTCTGAGTTGCTTAAAGGTGGTGCGCAAGAATGAAACGTAAAAA